AAGCAAACGCTAACGGACAAACTAACCAAATAGTAATTGGTGCATCTGCAACAGGAATAGGATCAAACACTGTTACTTTAGGTAACGATTCCATTGTTACAACTGCTCTAAAAGGAAATGTAGGGATTGGAACAACTTCACCAGCTGAAGCCTTGAGTATTATAGGTAAAATTGCCTTAAACGACGGAGGAGGGAGTGTATATATAGGTGATCTTTGTGGTTCCGTTGATGATGGAACAGATAATAATAATGTTGGAGTAGGAAACTTTGCTTTATTTTTTAACACTTCTGGATATGAAAATGTAGCAACAGGTCACTCGGCATTACTTTCAAACGAAACTGGGTATAGAAACACCGCTAATGGTTACGAATCTTTAACTTCAAACTCAACAGGATATAATAATACAGCAAACGGTTATCAATCACTTTATTCAAATACAACAGGAAATAGTAACATAGCAAACGGTTACCAATCACTTTATTTAAATACAACAGGAAGTAACAATACAGCAAACGGTTATCGATCACTTTATTATAATACCATAGGAAATAGTAACACAGCAAACGGTTACCAATCACTTTATTTAAATACAACAGGAAGTAACAATACAGCAAACGGTTATCAATCACTTTATTCTAATACAACAGGATACCAAAATACGGCAAACGGTTGGAGATCACTTTTTAATAATACAACAGGAGCTAATAATACAGCAACAGGATATCAATCACTTTATTTAAATACAACAGGAAGTAACAATACAGCAAACGGTTATCAATCACTTTTATCAAATACAACAGGATATAATAATACAGCAAACGGTTTCCAATCACTTTATTCAAATACAACAGGAACTAATAATACAGCAAACGGTTATCAATCACTTTATTACAATACAACAGGAGCTGCTAATACAGCAAACGGTTATCAATCACTTTATTACAATACAACAGGAGCCCAAAATACCACAACCGGTTACCTATCACTTCATTTAAATACAACAGGAAATAACAATACAGCAAACGGCTATCTATCACTTTATTCAAATACAACAGGATTCCAAAATATAGCAATAGGTAAAGAAGCAGGAAGATTTGCAGGTACAACAACAGCAAATGAAACAGGTACTAATTCTGTCTTTCTAGGTTACTTAACTAAAGCAAACGCTAACGGACAAACTAACCAAATAGTAATTGGTGCATCTGCAACAGGAATAGGATCAAACACTGTTACTTTAGGTAATGATTCTATTGTTACAACTGCTTTGAAAGGAAATGTAGGTATTGGAACAACTGCACCATCATACAAACTAGATGTAAATGGTGGTATAGGTGTAAGCAGGACATCCGGTATAGTATTTACTGGTGCATCATTTGCGGGTAGTTCAATAAAAACAGATGCTTCAAACACTCTCATATTTAGTACAACATTACCAGGAGTACCCTATACTGAAACTAAAGCAATGTACATAAATGATGGTAATGTAGGTATAGGGGTTTCATCACCTACTAAAAAATTACATATATCATCAAACGATCAATCTACCTCAAGAATACGAATACAAAACACTGCAACTGGTGGTGATACTTTTGATCTTGTAGCAGGAGCACATAATGCATTACAAGATGGATTTAGCATATTTAATTCAGGTTCAGCAACCACCAATTTATATATAGAAGGAACAGGTGATGTAGGTATAGGTAATATCTCCCCAGCATATCGATTAGATGTAACAGGAACCATAAGAGCTACTGGAGATATTATCGCCAACTCAGACATACGGGTTAAAGAAAACATTAATACTATTGAAAATGCATTAGAGAAAGTCAAACAACTCAGAGGTATTGAATATAATAAGATAGGTGGAACAAAACAAAATATAGGAGTTGTAGCACAAGAGGTAGAGAAAATATTACCTGAAGTAGTTCATGAAGATGAGAAGGGAATGAAATCCGTTGCTTACGGTAATATAGTAGGTGTGTTGATAGAGGCAATCAAAGAACAACAAAAACAAATTGATGAGTTAAAAAAATTAATTAAGTAATGGCTCTATCAACAACAGGTCCGTTGAGGTTAAGTGCTATAGGAGCAGAATTGGGTGTTACGGCACCGTTTTCATTAAGATCTATGTCCGCTGCTATAGGACTAAGTACACCGGATTCAATTAATGAATTTTATGGTTACTCAGCAAGTTCTGGGGTACTATTAATTTCTTTAGGATTTGATAGTAAAAACCCTGGAGTTTCATGTTCTATTAAAGCCGCAACTTACTATTCTGACAGTGATAATTTCTCTGAATCTACTACACTCTTTACAGATGAGGCTGGTGAAATAGTAGCTGATCCTGGATTTTATTCTAATGGTTTCTTAAGCAGAGAATGGACAGGAGAAGAATTTAAACCAGAAGTATATGATTGTGGAAAACTTTAAATAACAATTATATTTTACCAATTAACTCCATTACTTTTAACTAAAAGTTAAAAAGATTGTTTTTTTTAAAAATTTTTTAATATTTATAATAAAATGAAAAATCAAAAGTTACAAAAAGAAGAGTTACAAAAATTAAATGACTTTACTGAAAAAAGAAATCAAATTGTCCTTAATTTAGGTCAAATAGATATTCAAAAAACAATTTTAAAAGGGCAACGAAGTGCTATTTTAGAAAGTTTAGCTAAATTGCAAGAAGAAGAAAATGCAATGGGTAGAGAATTGCAAGACAAGTATGGAGATGGTAATATTGATCTAAATACTGGAGAATTCACTAAATCAGAGTAGATTCTTAAAAAGGTTTTTAATTATTCAAAAACAAAAATAAATTTATTAACTATTAGATGATTTTATTATATTTATTATAGAATAATTAAAAACCTTTCCTTAGAAAGGGAAATTTACACAAACACTTAAAAACAACGTTATGGTTAAACCAACAAAATTAGAAGAACAAGAATTAAAAGATTTATTAGATTTTCAAGAAAAATCTGAAATTTTAGTAGGTAGATTAGGTCAATTACAATTTAGAAAATTACAAATTGAAAAAGAAGAAAATTACCTAAAACAACAGTATGAACAAATAGTTTCAAGTGAAATTGAAATAAGTTCTAAACTAAAAACAAAATACGGTGATATTAATATAGATATAAAAACAGGTGATATAACTTACCCTAAAATATAAGTTTTAAACCCTCCTCTAATATTTATTATCAAATAAATAATTTAAACCAATAATAAAATGGCTGAAACACTATTATCTCCAGGGGTACTAACCAGAGAAAATGATCAATCACAGATCACCCAAGGTCCTATTGTCGCTGGAGCTGCTATAGTGGGCCCCACTGTAAAGGGCCCAGTTAGAATACCAACATTAGTTACTTCATATAGTGATTATATTAATAAATTTGGTGGTTCTTTTGTTAGTGGAGGTGCTACAAATGAATATTTAACTTCCATCTCTGCTTATAATTACTTCCAACAAGGAGGTAACACTTTATTAGTAACTAGAGTAGTAAATGGAACTTTTGCTCCTGCTACCAGTTCGATATTAGATTCAGGTTCATCACCTGCTTTTACCTTAGAAACTTTATCTTGGGGTATTAATCAGAATAACACGGGATCTTTAGGTAATAATAACACTTTAGTTAGTGGTACTATAGAAAATGTAAGATGGGAAGTATCCAACAGTGATACGGCAAGCGGAACCTTTAATTTATTAATTAGAAGAGGAGATGATAATAATAACTCAAAAGTAGTACTAGAATCATACTCAGGTTTATCATTAGATCCAACCTCCCCAAACTATGTAGAAGCTGTAATAGGTAATCAAATAATTAGTACTGATGAAGGGTACACAGATATATCTGGAGATTATACTAATAAATCAAGATATGTAAGAATCAAATCTGTAACTTCTCCAACTCCAAATTATTTTGATAATAACGGTATAGCTAAACCTGAATACACAGCATCAATTCCTGTAAATGGTAATGATTCTTTTGGTGGTGGAGCAGGTACCTTATCAGCAGTTTATGGTCTATCAAGTGATAATTATACTTCATCCTTTAACTTATTAGCTAATAAAGACGAATTTAAATATAATGTAATAACTTCTCCAGGATTATTACATTCAACTAATTCATCCGCTTTATCATTATTATTAACAAACACTCAAAATAGAGGTGATGCAATTGTAGTTGTGGATTTAGTAAGTAAAGAAACTACTACTATAGGTTCAGTAGTAAGTGAAGCTTCTGAAATTGATAACAGCTACGCAGCAGCATATTGGCCATGGGTTCAAGTTAATGCTCCTAACACAGGAAAATTAACATGGGTTCCTCCATCAACAATTATACCAAGTGTTTATGCTTATAATGATAGAATTGCTGCTCCATGGTTTGCACCAGGTGGGTTCACAAGAGGAGGTTTAAGTGTTATTCAAGCTGCTAAAAAATTATCTCCAAATGATAGAGATATATTATATGCAGGTAAAATTAACCCTATTGCTACATTCCCAGGACAAGGAGTTGTTGCTTACGGTCAGAAAACATTACAACAAAAAGCTTCAGCTTTAGATAGAATTAATGTTAGAAGACTATTAATTGAATTAAAATCCTATATTGGTCAAGTTGGTAATACTTTAGTATTTGAACAAAATACTTTAGCTACAAGAAATAGATTCTTATCTCAAGTAAATCCTTATTTAGATTCTATTCAACAAAGACAAGGATTATATGCTTTTAAAGTAGTAATGGATGATTCAAATAATACAGCGGATGTGATTGATAGAAATCAATTATTGGGTCAAATTTATGTTCAACCAACTAGAACAGCTGAGTTTATTATATTAGACTTTAATGTAACACCAACAGGAGCTACATTTGAATAAAATGATTTAGGATTAAAGCCCTATAATAAGGGCTTTTTTCTTAATATTTATCATCAACAATAACAAAAACGTAACATGGCAGTATTAAACCCAAACGAAATAATGTTTACCGCTTTTGAACCAAAAGTTCAAAATAGATTTATACTATATATTGACGGTATCCCATCATATTTAATCAAAAAAGCATCTGCACCAGGATTTGAAGCAAATGAAATTATATTAGACCACATCAATGTTTACCGTAAAATTAAAGGTAAAGTAAGATGGAATGATATGACTTTATCATTATATGATCCAATCGCACCATCAGGAGCTCAAACAGTAATGGAATGGGCACGTTTAGCTCACGAATCTGTAACAGGTAGAGATGGGTATTCAGATTTCTACAAAAAAGATTTAAGAATGAATATCTTAGGTCCTGTAGGAGATGTAGTTGGAGAATGGATTATAAAAGGTGCATTCGTAAAATCAGCAAACTTCGGAGAGTACGATTGGTCTTCAGGAGAAGCAGCAGTAGAGCTTTCAGTAACCATAGCAATGGATTATTGTATCTTAAACTACTAAGAAATACAAAACATACAAAAGAGAAAGCCCATTTATTGGGCTTTTTTTTATTTTACTATATTTATATATAAACACATTAATAAATTTTATGGAAAATCAAGTTACAAAACCAAAATTCCCTACTGAAATTGTAGACCTACCTTCAAAAGGTTTACTTTACCCTGAAGATTCTCCTCTAAGAAGTGGTCAAATCGAAATGAAATACATGACTGCTCGTGAAGAAGATATTTTAACTAACCAAAACTATATTCAACAAGGTACTGTATTAGACAAATTAATTGAGTCTCTTATAGTTACTAAAATTAACATTAAAGAACTACTTATAGGAGATAAAAATGCGATCTTAATTGCTTCTCGTATTTTGGGATATGGTCAAGATTATGAATTTGAAAATAAAGGAAAAGTCTATAAAGTAGATTTAACTGAAATAGTAGATAAAGAATTACCAGAAGATGTAAATTATGAAAATGGTAATAATTTTGAATTTACATTACCTGCTTCAAAGAATCAAATAACATTTAAGTTATTAACACATGGTGATGAAACAGCCATAGATCAGGAATTAAAAGGACTTAAAAAAATTAACCCTAACAGTTCACCGGAATTATCAACTAGATTAAAATACATCATAACTTCAGTTAATGATAATAGTGATAGAAAAATAGTTAGAGAATTTGTTGATAATGAATTATTAGCAAGAGACTCAAGATCACTAAGACAAGAGATAAAAAGAATATCTCCAGATATTGATTTAACCATTAAGGGTGATGATGGGGAGGACATCGCCATACCAATTAGTCTTAACTTTTTTTGGCCTGACCTCAACCTATAGAATAAATATGTTCTCTCAAATCCATGAAATAGTATTTCATGGTAAGGGAGGATATGATTGGAATACAATTTATAATATGCCTATTTGGCTTCGAACTTTTACTTTTAATAAGTTAAAAGAATTTTATGATAAAGAACAAGAACAAGTAGAAAAACAAAACAACCAGCTAACTAATAAAAGTGGCAAAGAGATAGCAAGACCTGATATTCCTCAATCAAGTACATATAATGCAAAAGTCCCTAAAAAATAGGGGCTTTTTATTTTTTTTATTATATATTTATACCAAATATTAAACATAATGATTTTATTAAAAACCTTTCTTAAAGAAATTATATTAAAAGAATTTGATAAATCTAAATTAGATTTTATATCTAGAAAATTAAATATATCTCCTGATAATGAAGATTATCAAAAGGTAATGAATGCTTTAGATTCACAAGGTGTTAAATATCCTGATTTAAAACAAGCTATTGAAAAAGGGGAAATCAAATCCTTTGATGATATAAAATCATTAAAAACTCAATCTAAAACTGATAATAAAAAAGAAGTTAAATCTGATGCTAAAAAAATATTAGATAATGCCAATTTTTTAATAATTCAACCTAAAACTTACGAAGCTAATTGCTATTATGGTTCAGGAACTAAATGGTGTACTACCCAAAAAGGTGAAACGGGTGAACAATATTTTAAAGATTATACTACTAATGATAATAATTATTATATTATCATAGATAAATCAAAACCTTCAACAGATCCTTTACATAAAGTAGGAGCAAGCGCTCAATTCAACATTTCAGGTAGTGGACCTGATGAAAATGGAGAATGGAAGGAATTTTCAGGATATAAAAGAACTGAATTTTATGATGCTACAGATGAAAAAATAGATGATGAAGAATATTTTAATTATTTAAAAAGTAAAGGGATAGATGCTAAAAAGTTATTTGGGATGGAATAAAAAGATATATATTTCTTAAGAAAAGATTAGTTTTTAAGTGCTCAATAAAATGAGCACTTTTTTATTCTATTCATATTTATACCAATATAATATATTATGGATCCTCAAGAAAGACTCTCATTAGAACAAGAACTTTTAGACTTACTAAAAAAACGCCAAGGTATTGAAAAAGACACTTTGGAAGATTCTAGAGACTTTGCTAATATTCTCCAATCTCAAGCTAAAGAAATTAAAGAACAAGTTGTTCAACGTAATAAGTTAAATTCTATATCTCGAAGTATAGTAAAACAAGCTGAAGAATTATATTCTATACATGAAGATGAATTAGGTACCTCTAAAAATTTAAATAATTTAGCTAAAAAAAGACAAGATTTAGAAAAAATCCAAATTCAATTATCATCATTTTTAGGTACTATTAAAACTGGTAATGCCCAAACTGATGCTGATATAAATAATTCCATAAAAGATCAAATATTAAATACTCAAAAACTTTTAAAAGAAACTAAAGAAGTAGAAAATACCTCTAATAAAATAGCAAATAGTTTTGGTGTAAAAACTTTTGGAGCCTT